TTCCAAGGCGTTTTGACTGAACCTCGTGAATATATCAGTAGAATGATTAAAGAAGATTGGTACGGTATGGTTACCAGGAAAACCACCACATCACACCGACTGGTGGATGATGTATTTGCCAAATGGAATAGTTTTGCAGTATAATACATAAAACTACTGAAAGATATTATGATCCTCGTTGATTTAAACCAAGTCTTATTGGCAGGCCTCATGGCTCAAATTGCCAACGCAAAACCAAAAGTGAAATTAGAAGAAGACCTAATTCGCCACATGGTTTTGAATATTATCCGAACACACCTAAAGAACTTCCGTAAAGATTATGGTGAAGTTGTACTCTGTGCTGACAATCGTAGATATTGGCGCAAGGACTTCTTTCCACACTACAAGGCAGGTCGTAAAAAGACACGTGCTAAATCAGATTTAGATTGGCACCTAATCTTTGATATGTTGTCGAAGTTCAAACAAGAACTCAAAGACAATTTCCCATACAAAGTGATTGATGTTGAAGGTGCCGAAGCTGATGACATTATTGGTACACTTGTGCCTCGTCATATCATGCATGAGGACATACTAATCATCTCCAGTGATGGTGACTTCTTGCAATTACAACAATACAATGGTCGTTCACAATACACAGTGAAACAATACAATCCAACACAAAAGAAATTTGTTGTGTCGGACAATCCACTACATGAATTGAAAATGAAAATCATTGGTGGTGATGCAGGTGATGGTATTCCAAACATCATGTCACCTGGAGATACATTCGTGCGTGACATTAGACAAAAACGCATGACAGAAGGTAGATTGGAAAAATACCTGAACGAAGATATTACACAATATGATGAAGAAGCCAAGATTGGTTATTCCCGTAATAGTACCTTGATTGACCTGCGAAACATTCCAGGCGACATTCAGAGTAAAATCATAAATACCTATGATGAAACCAAACCTGCACCTAAGGGTAAGATTTTGGATTATTTCATTGCTAATAAACTGAAAAATCTTATGGATGTGATTGGAGAATTTTAATGAAGGCTTTGTATGAAATTTTTGATGAGTTTGAGGAAGCAAAAACCAAAGAAGCAAGAATGGGTGTTATTGAACGCAACCTTTCAAAAGTTTTGGTAGATGTTTTACAATTAACATATCATCCAGATTTCCAGTGGAAGGTAAAAGAACTTCCAGATAACTATAAAGTTCCAACGGACATGTTGCCAGGAATTACACACGATAGTTTGAACTCACAACTGCGTAGGTTGTATATGTTTAGAGTCGGTGATCCTACAGCTGAATCGTTGACTGAGAAAAGAAGAAATGAATTGTTGATTCAGATTTTAGAATCAATTGAACCAAGAGAAGCAGAAGTTGTTTTGGGTATTTTCCAAAAAGACTTGCATGTAAAAGGTCTAACATATAAATTTGTTAAAGAGGCATTTCCAAATCTATTACCATGATACCTAAAGATAGAATAGTCGTTACATCAGGTGATTATGATATTTTGAAAGTTGAAGATTTGAGATTCTTACAGAAATGTAGAGCTCAAGGTGATTGGTTAATTGTTGGTTTGAGTTCTGATATAGCAACACACATGAAAACAGGCACACTCTACAATCCTTATGATGATAGGCAAGAGTTGTTGCAAGGTTTTAAGTGTGTTGATGAAATTATCAGATACAATGATGCTGACGGTACAGATTGTAACTTATTAAAGGCTGTTAAACTGTTTTATCCTCAGGCAGTTATAACATATGTTTCTAAGCATGATATGCATAATATGCCGGAAACAAGAATTAGAGGAATTACATTTCAAGTTATTGATTAAGGAGTAGTAGTGTCAAAGTTTGTGGCTAAGTTCCGTAAAAATGCGGATTATAATGATGATTATGAATATTCACAGAAACGCAAGCGTAGTGGTAAACATGATCCATCAAAAAAGTTAACCAATTACGATTATGATAGAATGATGCAGGATGAGGAACTATATTACCAAAAACCTGCTCGCCGAAAAGTAAGAGAAATGTATTAATTCCTAGTGTTGTAGGCAAACAACACAATAATTGACAAATCTCCTGATTATGTTATAATATACGCATACAGGAGATTTGTTATGATGATTTATACTCGCACACCCAAGTCAAAGCGCAAGCTCGCTCCAAAAGCCGAGCGTGAGCAGTATCAAAAATGGTTGGAATCACACAAACCAACCAAAGTCATACAATCCACTCCACAAAAATTCACTTATAAACTGTCGGCACCTGCCGGCCGTGAAACTAAGCACTTCCCGTCATTAAATACCGGTAATGTAGCTGCAACTAAAGCAGAACCAAAAGTATATACTGGCGATAAAGTGCTTGGTATTGCAACTTTGCACAAATCAAACGCTGTTCCCGTGTTTAAGAAAGAGGAAGCAGTGGAAATCTCAAGTATGAGGCGTTAAAATGAAAAGGAAAATTAATTTTGTTGTAGAATTGAAACGACCTGTGTGTCGGACACCAATCAAGCCTGTACAGGCTCACAAAAATGAGGTAAAATATGAACGAAAACCAAAACACAGAGCAAAAATCTATGAAAATTGATTGGGAGCCTGTTTCGCAAGCAACCAAACGCTGGGCAATCATGTCACAATGGGAAAATGACTTAGAAAATTACGGAAAAACTTGGTCAACTAGCATTGAAGAAGCGAATGATGGCACAGGTGATGCAATTTTGACTTTTCCTGATGAATTGCTCATGTTAAAAGGTTGGAGTGAAGGCACCGTGTTGAATATTGAAGTTGAACAAACACCTAGAGGCAATGTCCTTGTAATTACTGAGAAAAAATAATGAGTTTACTTGAAACAAAATCACTATTGGCCAAATTGATGGCTACGGAAGACTTGCGTATTCAACAAGACAGAGTTCAAACAGCAAGTTTTAATATTGAAACTCGTGTGTTGACTGTGCCAATCTTGGATAATAAGATTTCCAAGGATGTTTATGACTTGTTTATGGGTCACGAAGTTGGCCATGCACTATACACACCATATGATGGCATGAAAAAAGCCATTGATGATAAAATTAATATGAATGTGGTGAACATTGTTGAAGATTCACGCATTGAACGCAAGATTAAAAACAAATATCCTGGTATCAAAGCACCTTTCTTTCGTGCTTATGATGAACTGTATGAGAAAAACTTCTTTGGTACAGAAGGTAAAGACCTAAACGCATATAATTTTGTTGATAGAATCAACTTACATTGTAAAATCGGTGCTGGTCTGACTATTAAATTCTCCGATAAAGAGCGTGAACTGCTTGCCGAAGTAGAATCAACTGAAACTTATGATGATGTGATTGAAGTTACAAAGAAAATTTGTGATTTTATGAACATGGAAGATGAAGAAGAAGTACAAACAATAACAGTTGCTGTCTTAACTGACGATGATGGTGATGGAACCGATGAAAATGAGAGTGAAGGTGAACAACCAGCAGATATTACCGTTGATGCTCGTCAAGGAGAAGGCGGTGATTCTTCGGGTGATAGTGAAGAAAACGAAGGCGAAGAAGAAAAACAGACCAAAGATGAAGTTGGTGGTAGTGTAGGCACACAAGGAGCTGGTCGTAATGAAAATCGTAAGACACCTCCACAAGAAATTCGTTCATTTACTGATGAAGCATACAAGGAAAATGAACAACAACTGTTTGACAAAGGTCAATCCAAGTATGTTTATGTAAATGTTCCTGAATATGACATCAAAAGAGGCGTTGTTGACTACAAAACACTTTATTTGAAGTGTGAGACTGAAGGTTTTACAATCAATCGGCAAGATTTTATCAATTATCGCCGTGAATCCGCAAAGGTTGTGTCGTATCTTGTGAAAGAATTTGAACTCCGCAAGAATGCCGACCAAATGAAACGTGCTTCAACAGCAAAAACTGGTGATTTAGACCTGAGTAAAATCTATTCATTCAATTTCAATGAAGATTTGTTTAAGAAAATTACTGTTGTACCTCACGGACAATCACATGGACTTGTAATGTTCTTGGATTGGTCAGGTTCTATGTCTCGTCACATTGGTAATACAGTAAAACAACTGTTGAACCTGGTGATGTTCTGTAAGAAGGTTAACATTCCATACGAAGTTTATTGTTTCATTGAATCTAGTGACAGAGAATTTCTCTACAAACCAGCAGCAAAGCTTGGTGATTTATACTGTGGTGAGTTTGGTATGGTTAATTTGTTGTCTAGTAGAATGACAGCAAATGAATTTATCACTGGTGCAGCTGCAATGATGAAGTTTGGTGGTATTACAAAAGAATGTTTGGGTCGTTCGTTGACTCCATGGTTCTTGCGTATGAGTGGTACACCATTGAATGAGTGTGTTATTGGTGCCATGGAAATTGTACCTGACTTCCAGAAGAAGAATCGTTTGCAAATTGTGAACACCGTTTTTCTAACTGATGGTGAAGGTAGTTGTTTGTTTGATATGTATGACAGTCAACATTATCCTACAAAGGCTGCATTTACACATATGGTCATCCGTGATCCTAAAACTAGAAACGAAGAAGTGTTTGAAAGAAACCGTAAGGCGAACCTTTACTATTCTAGTATGTTGATGGCACAGACTGATTGTTTCATTCGTTTGTTGAAGAAACGAACCAATTCACATGTGATTGGTTTCTTTGTTTGTGAATCGAAAGACATTTCAAACCGATTCACTTATTTCTATCCTGATAAAAAAGATGATGTTGTTATTAAAGAAAAGTTTAGAAAAGAAAACTATGCGGTTGTCACAAGTACCGGCTTTGATGACTATTATTTGTTACGGTCAAATGGCCTAGATACTGATGATGAAGAAGAACTAGAGTTCAAAGAAAATGCAACCACTCGTGGTATGGTTTCAGCATTCAGTAAGTATACTGGAAACAAAATCACAAGTCGTGTTGTGTTGAATCGTTTTATTGGATTGATTTCGTAAGGAGTAAAAAATGGAAATTTATTCGGAGTATTTTGAAGGTGACCGCAAGGCCACAGTTACTAAGTTGAAGAGGTCTTACGATCCAACTTTTGATGTTTGGGAAGTTGCGATGTATATCAATGACAAACCAATTCAGCGTACCACTTTAAGAAGTGAGGTCGATGCTGAAGATTTGGCAGAAGATTTTGTCCGAGGCGGCGGTACATCAGCACCCACATTATTGAATGAGCACATTAGTAATGGATAATCAAACCAAAGAGGTCTTTTGCATTGCACAGGAAGAGTGTGCAGAAGTTACCCAAGCAATTTCTAAAATCTTCCGTTTCGGTTTCAGTTCACAACATCCTGTTAGTCTAAAGACCAACAAGGAAAGCCTAGAGGAAGAAGTGGGAGACCTCCTTGCGATGGTTGACATTATGATAGAAAAGTGTATAATATCAGATGAACAAGTGAACCTTGCTCGTCAGAAGAAACGAGAGAAACTGAAAACCTGGTCATCTATTGAAGGACTGTAAAATGGATTATGATTATGAACGTTACTGTGAGATTCTACAAGCCTTAATGGAGGCTGCGTGGATTGACCGTGATAACTTGGAACGAGGTGAAGATATCTCCGACATTCCTGAAGTGAAGATTATGTTTGAGGGTTATGGTGACCTTGAGGACGAAGATGAAAACGGTGAGTAC